CTATTCCATTACTTCAGTGAGTCGTCACTTCACTGAAGCAGCCTTTACAAGACGGTTCCTCTGAGCTCTCAATGATCGCGAGGATATGATCATTGGAATTAGTGAGATTTCTGTGTTCGGTTTCACATGGGTTTCCCTCTGAGCAATTGGTGACAGATAGTGTGCTAACCTATTGGTCTATCTCTTTCCGTCATTAGGGTTCTTTTCTGAGTAAGCTTTGGTATTACGATCACTCTGCGGTCGCAACCCGAGCTATGGAACTCATCGTAGTCGCTGTCAGCTCCGTATTTCTACGCGGTCTGATGCTGTTGGTGTGAGCCTTTCCATTTAAATCGATTTTCCTTGCACTTCCTACTCATACTCGTATTTTATACTCGTTTTATCAGGTAATTACCGTCATTCAACAAGCATCCCTTCAGGGTCACTTCATCGCCACTCGTGGTCTGGGATCTTCCCGGTGTTACTATAGTACTGAACTCCTCAACAAAACCACTCTCCTTACAACAGGGCTACCTCGAGCAAGCCTGCAGCTACATCGGTGAGCGTTAAGTTCGACTCTCCGGCTATGAGTGTTCCTAGTCCATTGAAACTGAGATCCAGAACTGCTCCTGCAGAAGCGATGACGTCCCAGACATACGTCCAGTCAGCACCGGTTCCGCCGGATTTGGATCCATGCCTTGGAATTGCACGAGCCTTTATTTCAGGTTCATACCCTGGGGTGTAGACCATGCCAGGTATTTCGGTGGTCAACACGGGGTCACTCGCAGAATTCATAGATCCTAGATGATTAGTACAGTGGTACGTCATTTGGCCATGGAAGGGCTCCTCAAAACGAACTCGAGAAGCTTCTACACTCCCTCCAAGCCCCGTTCCAACAGTTTGGTTGGAAAGGGAAACTCCGAGAGTAGACTCGTCATGGCCAAGGTACTGGTATTCATCCGTTAGCAATTTGTTTCCAGTTGGTGTGTTATCATCGGTACCTCCAAGAATTGGGGGGTACCTTCCCCCCAAGCCTTCATCAACATATCTGCCCTCAAAATAGTGGGTCTTAATGGACTTGTTCATGTAATTCGGGCTCTTTAGGGTTACATCATATTCAATGTATAGGTCGCCGTAAGCTCCGGTAACATCAGCCTCTCCGATATTGTATAGGGCTATATAGACCTGCCCTAACTCGGTTTGCCTCAAATGTTCTGAGGTTCTGGTGGTGTGATGTTCGGATCGAACTAATTTCTTTTCTCGCAATCGGGATGTTTGTATGGTTAATTGACAATCAGACCACACATTACCTTTCGCTGCTCCTTCCTTGTTTAACATTTCTGTTAGACTTGCAGGTGCTCCTAGCTTGTGGTTGTGTGGGTCAAATTCGGGGGTCATCGCTATGGCTCCTTGAGTAAAAGAAGAGACGCTTGACTTGTACATAAACTTGAGACTGTTGATAATATAGAACTCGAAGTTTGGTGCTATGTTACTTAGCCAAGGGAAGCATTCTCCGTCGCCTGGATTTACTGATATAATCTTGGGAGATTCCATCGTCACTCCTGTAGAATTCCAGATTTGATAGCCAGAATTAAACCTAGTAATGCTAGTGATATACTCACGATGCCTAACACGTATTCCATCCGTAAGTTGCGTAAGACTTGGCGCGTTCGAACGCTGAACCGATCGCTTTCTCGTGTTGTTGGTGTTGTTATTATTGGTGTTGTTGTTGTTGTTGTTGTTATTTCTTGTTTTAATTGTTTTAGCGGGGCATTAATTTAACTTGATTCATGGTACCCTAACCATGAAACAGCTTGACGGTGGATCATAAACCGATGTTTATTGAGAGGCACTCATGATCCAGTCTGAGTTTAAGAACTCTCCTCTCTTCGCTGTCCAGGCGCTACCAATCCCTACCTCCGCCAGGCCCAGGGTTGGTCCGTAATCAAGGACAACATGATTTTCAAATCATAGCGCAATTCGGCGTACCGTTTCACGTCTACCTTATCGGCTCTGTTGGGGGAAAGTCTGCTGGTAATCTTTCCCCCTGGTCTTCATATTCGTCGTGCTGTTTCAGTGTTGGTTCAAGGATTGAGAGTTCTTTTGGACAGAACAGTCTATCCTTGACAAGTTTTGGTGTTAATGCTGGTAAGTCTTCGTAGAACTTTTCCAACAACAATTGTTCCGCCGGTGAAATATTGAATGCACGTTCAAAAGATGCTCTATGGGCTAGTGTTGGCTCCCCATATCGCGGTTGTAAACCATCTATTAGCTCTTGTCGAAATTTATAAAGATGATGTGATTTGTCGGGTATAAACATGTCTACACCACACCCTATTTTCTTGTACAATGATCGCAACACCGGTGTATCTCCATTACAAGCGAGACCACACGCTGCTATTGCGCCCAATTGTTTGTTGAAATTGGTGCCTGACATGTCCTTAATGGACACTATATCACTGAAACATCTTTTATTAGGATTCGGACAAAGATAGTAATTGCTCCCATTCCAAACAGGACGAGCTTGACAGAAAGTAATTTCTTCAATGGTATTGAACACTCCTTCAACCTTCATTGTTATGCCAAACTCTAAGAACCACTCCTCAACCTTCTTGACTATCTTCTTAGCAGTCGAACGGCTACAGATAATACAGGAATCGTCTCCATCATTCAGCAGATGGAACCTGAGTGCGGTCTCTCTTTGGAAAGTCGCCCACAACATGGTCATGATGATAATGTTTCCAAGACTTGTATTCATATCACCAGACATGCGGCATCCTATTGTTCGGTATTTCACCCTGCTTCCACCCTCCGACCAAGAACAACTATTTCTACGCTGCCATTTCAGTAATGTACTCAACTTCACCTCTCCTATCGGACCCTCAACATCTCCAAACATCTTCAGGTATATTGAGTGTTCCAGTTCTAATAAAGTTTCATTAATATGCTGATCAAACCTTGATGCATCCAATCCAACGCAAACGGGGTCATCGTAATGGTCCCACATGTTTGCAATGGCTTCACCACGCTGCACCATATTCATGCCTTTAGCGATAGTGATGTGTTCTGGATTAATAAAAGTGTTATCAACATAATACTGATTGATAGCGTCAAAAATTTTGTGTTCATTGGGCGAAAGGAAGCAGCCCAGGCAAACGTTATAACGTGGGGATCGCGGTTGAATGGCGCGGGGGACACCACCAGGCTTTAAGTACTCAGCCTTAGTGAACATCCTTATCTTGCTATCCGCCCATTCCAATCCCTGCTCTAGCAAACTGCGCACTGCACTGACATATAACCTTCGCTTATTGCCGACGTACCGATCACAGAATTGCTCTGGAGTACACGGGAACAAGCTGCCAGCCGAGCTGACCACTCCAGAAATGAAGTGGTCAACGCGATGTCTATTGGCAGTGAACATTGGGGGGCGCTGGAAAACACCACCCTTCTTGACATAGAACACCCTCTCAATGACGGCGTGCAAAACACTTGACACGTCATTGTTGGGGATAGTATAACGATTACCTCCACCTTCCCAGAATTTATAGAACTTCCGGGACTTCTCCTTACCCTGACCATCCAGTGTGTATTCAAGGCTCTCACCTTTTCTCAACCCCCCCACCGCGTCGGGGACAGCGGTGCGTGTTGAGATACCTTCACACTTGGATAGTCCTCCCTATAGGGAAGGAGGCATCCGGTGCTTATAGCGCTCCTTCCTTGCTATATGCTCCGGGTTCCAGTCAAATTGCTCTTGGATCTGGAGTTCATCATCCGTCGGTATGAAATAAAGCTCGACTGCCGATTCTATGATCGCAGTGAGGTCTTTTCTACGGAGGGACGCAAAACTCTTTTCCTGAGACTTCAGACTGGAGGCTACTCTCCGGGCCTTCCCGGCTACGAGCAACCTATTCTC